GGGTTGTAAAAACAACACTCATTGGATCAACATCATAAGCTTCTACCATATATTTTTCAGTTCCAAACATGATAGAAGCTTGAGTTGTAATTTCACAATTAACTAAATCAACAAATGGTATTAATCCTTTAATATCTTTGGGTTGAATTAATTCATAAAAAGAAAGATCATGAATATCTTTTTCAGAAAAATTCTCAAAAATACATCTAACAACATCAGAAGTGATGACAGAATTATTAAACCCATCATCTTCTTCAACAGTATATATTCCAGTTTTAACTGCTTCATTCATTACATTGAAGATAGTTTCAAGACCAGATAAGAATGTATTTCTAAGATTTGCCATTTTATGCCCTTAATAATCTAACTATACTTCCTCTGCCCTGCACATACAAATCTGATAATATTGAATATATATGTGAGGGCACTGGTTTAGCGTTGGTTTGGTTTGGCTTTTCAGGGCCAGCTTTAATCATTAAAGAACCAGCTTTTAATTGACCTATTCCAGCTAAAGGATCATCAATCATTCTATCTGATGTAATATTCACAAGAGCTAATTCATACACAGCAATTTTAACTTCAGGAGCAAGAACACCATCATCAATTTCAGTTCCATCTGGACGAAGCATATCCTCCCTTGGGTGCTGCATTGCTTGAGTGTCTTCAGTCTTTGTGCCCTTCCATTTAACATGCCAATCTAACATACGAGAAGAAGTTATCAATAATTGATCTTTCACCGCATCTGTTAATGCTGTCCAAGTAGAGGAATGCATTCGATCTGCAAAGTAGAGATCAGCCTCAGCTCTGTTAACGTATGAATTTGCATCAGTAGCACCTAATGTAGCAATTAAAGCCATAATTCCCCCTTATACTTTAGAGGAAATTTTTCTTATGGATTTCTTTACTTTAGGAATTGCTTTGACTACAGTATCCTTTTTAAGCTCTTCCTTAATAATAAGTTCTGGTTTAGTTTTAGTCCATCCTGCATTCATAAGAATCTCAATTTGATTCTTATCTGCATTCACAACTTTTCCTTCTTTATCATAAACCTTCATAATTATTTCCTTTTATTTAGAATTAAAATTTTACTCTATTCAAAAAATTAAGAAGATTTATCACCAACAAGAGTCATTCGACGAGGATCAAGAGCAAAAGCACCACATAGAAGATCCAGGGACATCGTAGTTTTCTTGGAACTCAAATCATACCCTTTAACGATACGAATACTAATGCCATTATTGGACGCAGTAGCAGCAACACGATCTTCAGGAAGATCAAGCATAGGAAATGCAACAGCAAGAGAACGATCATCCATAATTACACCATGATGTTGAACATCTTTTCCAGAAGCAATAACAGTTACAGCAGTATCATCAGGAATAATTTCAGTAATAGGATCAACCAGGACAATTGAAGTAGTTGCGTCAGTATCCCCAACAGCAGTTTTAACTTTTAGAGGACGACGGACACCAGGAATATACAGACGATCACCAGCAACAAGGGTAAACTGGGAAGCTGCAACACCATCAACAATCAAAAGAGAATCACCAATCAAGTTTTTGGTTGCAGTGGTATTATTAGTTACACCAATAAATGTACCCACAGTATAATCAGCAGTTTCAGTAGGAAAAGCGATACTGGAAAAGAAATCCATACCCATTACACGACCCATATCTGCATTACGAAGAGTCATTTCACCATCTGAGCCACGAGAGGTAGACTGATTAAACCAAGTCTGTCCAAGAAGAATTGCTTCAATATCCAAATCAACAAGACAAAAACGATTCATTGCCAATTGCTGGATGGTTGCAGTTTTACGGGCAAGTGCAATGTCAGCGGCAGTTGTAAAAAGACCAGTGCTGTAATAAGCTCCAGCAGCTTCAAGGATTTTCGTTCCTATATAAGTGTCAACACTTTCTGCCAGTTTATATGTTGCAGGCTGAATAACCTGTTCAACAAAAGAATCCAGATCCAAAGAGTATTCTCTTGCACCGACTTCAACAGAGATATCGAAATGTTTTTCAATCTCCATGGGACGTGTAGAGGTTCCGATAGACTGTGTGCTAATGGTAGTTGCAAATTCATCAACTTCATATTCACCATGAGTCCGAAAAGAAACAGAATCACCAACTTTCCAACCGTTGGCTTTATTTGAAAAATCAGATGTCTTGTCTGTAGCACAAAGTGGTGCAATGACAAGTGCGTCCTCGAGATGTGTTAACGCCTCTGCCGCGATGATAGAAGGGTGGCTCCAGATGTTGTCGCCTGCTGCCATGATAAATCTCCTTACTTTAATTGTTTATTAAATATTTTACATAAAAAAAGGGACTAAGTTACTTATTCACAAAATAAGTAATCGTAGCCCCCAAGACTTTTTCTAAATTGATGTGGTGTTTCCCAGAAACACCACTATATAACATTACACTAAACAAAGAATATTCATTTGTCAAGTATTTTTTACAAATTCATATTTATTTTTACCACAATCATAAATTCTGTAAATTCCATTATTTCTAGTATTCCATAATTCTGATTTAGTTTCATCAAAATTATTCAATAATGTTTTAAGACGTTTTCTTCTGAAACCAAATTTATGTTTTCTTTTTCCCTTATACACATAAGAGTAATCAATTGGAATTTCTTTAATTTTCTTAAATCCAAGATGTTCATAAACACGGCCATTAAATAAATATAAATCAGCAAATGTAAAAACAGATTTAAATTCCTCATTTCTACAAAAATGTTTAAATAATTTATTTGCACCACCAACTACCTGAATATTTAATTTAGCAGCAAGACGTACTAAATTAAAATTTTGTTTGTCTTTTTTAAAAGACATCACTTGCAAAAGTTTATCATTATAAAATAAACCATAATGAAAAGAACTTATAACATATCCTTGAAGATGATTCTTATTAAGAAATTCTACTGCTAAATCTTTTTGTATTTTTTTACAAATACATTTTCTTGCAAAATATTTTATTTGAGTTTTATTCACAAAATTAGATAAAATTGATTGAATTATTTCTTTTTTAAACTTCCAATCATCACTAAAAATATGAACTAATCTATACCCTTTTTCTAAACATTCTTGAGTTTTATTATAATGATTATATTTTCCAAAACTTAGACTTGCTGAAGAATGCCAATATAATCCATTATATTCTACTGCAATTTTAAAATCAGGAAGAACAATATCCAATTCTTTTGTATTAAGAATAGATTTGTTTGATGTTTGTACTTGTACATTTAAAGATTTCAAAAAATCAGCTACTTCTATTTCTTCTTTTGAAATCCTACCTACACATTTTGGACATCCTTTTCCTGCAAGATGGTTATTTGGAGACTGAGTAAATAATCCATGAAGAGGGCAGCAAATAGAAATTTCTGTTTTATTCTTTATGTATATTGATTTTGAATAATCATAGAAATTATTATGGATTAATTTTGAGCGTTCTATAAAATCAGAAGTAGTTAATGTTCTCTTTTTCGCTGTAGTATCATAACCACATAAATTGCAACCATTACCTCTTAAATGTACAAAAGGTGTTTGGAAAAATTGTCCATGGACAGGACAAATAATTGGAATTTTTACACGAGTATTTTTATATGTCTCATTAACTAATGAATAATCATATTTATCACCGTGAATTAATTTTGCTTCTCTAATAAAATCTTCAAATGTTGAATTAAAACCAACACATTTTGGACATCCACTATCACTCAAATGGCTTTGTGGAACTTGTTCAAAAATACCATGCTCTTTACAGATAATTTTAATTTTTAATTTACCACTTATATAATCAACCATAGAATAATCATAAGTATTTCCGTGGATTTCTTTAGCTTTACGGATAAAATCTTTTGTTGAATGTCTACAACGAAGAGATGTTTTATCAGATTTGCATTTAGGACATCCTTTTCCAAAAACATGATTACATGCTAATTGGCTAAATTCACCATGATTAGAAACGGGACAAATGATTGATATTTTTTTATCCATCCCCAAATAAACTGAATTAGAATAATCATATTTGTTTAAATGAACTTTATTTGCTTTTTTAATAAATTCTTGAATAGTAAGTTTACAAGAATTTGCTCGTTTAATTAAAGCACATTCAGGACATCCTTTTCCTGACAAATGATTATTTGGTGTTAATGAAAAATTGCCATGAACATTGCAGGTTACTGTAGTTTTAATATTAGATTTTTGGTATGTTGTTTTTTCGTAAGAATAATTTGAATTATGTACCTGATTTGCTTTTTGAATAAATTGAGAGAGTGTCAATTTAGGCGCCATTTTAAATCTCCATTTAATACTCAAAATTTAATAAGGGAAAATGGCTGAGTAAACCATCTTTCAGGAGCGACCCTATCCCTTATTTTGTACATTTATTTAAATTAACTATACTATTTACAAATTATCTTTATTTAGCTTTTTGATGTTTATCACGTAAAGCACGATAACCTGTCATATCACCCTTTGCAGCAAGTTCCGCCAATTTAACTGTGTAATCAGAATCATTACCACCAGCTCCACCATGAGCACCAGCACCTCTGGAATCTGGCCAATAATGTGGAGAAGTATCTTTTAATCCAGTAATCCAATTTTTAACATTCAGAACTTTTTTATCTTCAGTGATAGCAAGTTTACCTTCAGAATCACGAGCTTCAATCTGCTTTTTCTCATCAAGTGAGAACACACCACGACCCCGTAGAATGATATCATCAACAGCTTCAACACGAACACCCTGTTTCACTGCTTCAGCTCTTAAACCATCATCAATGACTTTAGATTCAAAGAGTAATTGGTATGTTGCTCCGTGTTCAACTGCTGCGGACAGTTTTTCAGTAAGTTCATTTACCTGGACTTCATGATCAGAATTCAACTGGGATGTTTTCTTTTCAATTAATTCTTCAACAGTTCCATCTTTCAAAAATTCAGCATCCTTATGTGCTTCATAAAATTCAGTGGCAGTTTTGGCAACTTCAACATCAAAACCATCAAATTTCTTGAGATTCTGTGCGAGTGCTTTCTTTTCGTCTAAAATTTCAGCATTTTTAGTTTTCAAGCCTTCAACGGCTTCCTCAATCTGAGTCTTAGCACTGTTTGTCAAATTGACAGTCAGTTCATCCACATCAATCTTGTGAACATCTTCTGCTTTAGTTCTCAGTTCCTCATCTTCAATAAAATTGAAATCTGTCATGTTATAAATCTCCTAATTTGGGAATTCTCAGAATTCCAGTTTAGAGTTCTCAAAACTCCGGTTATTTAATCAATCAAAACATATTGTATTATTAAGATAATATCAATTAGTATCTTCCGGTCCTTCACTTTCTTTTTTTATTTCTGCGGATGTTGTTTGTTTTTTTATTGATTTAGTTTTTATAATATTACCATCTTTATCCAAAGAATCTTCTTCAACTGTATCAGATACATCAGCAACTGCACCATTATTATCAGTCTTAACAGTTGGTTTATAAGCATTTAATTGTTCTATATAATCTTCAAATCCCACAGTTTGGTCTAAAAGGCCAGAATAAACAAGATATCTATGAATAACTGGAAGTGGAATAACCTCTGTTGAAAATCCTTCAATAATTTCTTTCAGTACAGATGAATCAGGAATACCTTGTGTCAATGAAGATGGAGCATCAAGAATAATATCTTCTTCATTATATTCACCCCATTTACACATTGCTATTAAGCCTTCCTTAATGGCATTCATAGCTGCAAGATACACAGAATAAATAGAAGCTGATTGTGTTGATTGCCTGATTCTCAATGACTCTGCTGCTTCAACACCCTTTCGTGCGTCAAGAATAGCAACACCATGACGAATAGCTTCGTCATAAAGATCGGTTATATGCTGTTTAACGTGTGTTAGTGCTGCTGTGTCTGTCACTGTCTAGAAAACTCTTGCTTGCTCGTTAGGCAACACAATCATGACTGAAGAACCCACAACATTTGGAAGATCTCCATCATTAGATGCGCCAACAATACAAAGAGTCGGATTACATGATAAATATTCTGAATTTGCAAGATCAGCTTCTTTCCGATAAATTTGGATAGAACAATTGGCTACAGATATCAAAGGTATTGGTTGCAGATCAAATGAATTGTTAATTGATCCTGCAAGAAAAAGAGGAATCTCTTTTATTGATTTTCCTCTAAAATGAGGAATAATTTCAGATGTTAAATTTACTCCATCATCTGTATAAAGGGTGGTGTAATATTCACCATTTTCATTCATATTGAGAACTCTATATACATCATCAGTGTCATGAGAAAATATATCTAAACTGGATGGACGTACTTCTTTCAAAACTCCAAGAATAAGATTCCTTTCATCTTCAACCAAAGCAGTTTTCCAATTAATAAAATCTTCTGCTTTATATTGCACAAACCTAAACTCATTCTTAGCAGAAACAATATCCACTAAAATTGGAGATCTTCCTGTCTGAAATATCTCAATAATCATATCAAGAAAAAGTTGCTGCAATGACCTACCATCTTTAGTTGCTGTCTTGATGATGTATTCTAATTCTTTTGGCACATTAAATTCAGGAAGTTTAGTAATAACAATACCCAAAGCTCCTTGAAGCGCATAAGAAGTAACCAAAGGAAAATGTGCTCTTTCTTTATAAGGATCATATGCAGCAGCATAATCACCAGTCATACCAGAAGGACGAGGAAGATAAGTTTCTTCCTTATCTTTGATTGCATCTTCACCTTCCATGCAATCACGAACACGTACCCAAGGCTTTTTAAACTTCACATAATCAACATGTTCTGTACTTACAGAACTTGATTGAACTGTTTTAGGGGTTATCATTGTTTATTTCCTTTTATAAGGAGTTTTTGTATTACTATTCACAGTCGCTGTGCTCTTCTTTGGAGCAGTTCTAGGAGCAACTTTAGCTCTTGGTTTTGCTTTGGGTGCAGTTGTTTTGGCAACCTTACTCAATGATGCAGCTTTTACTTGAGCATCTTTTGCCATTGTTTTTGCTGCCTGTTGTGCACCTTTTAATCGAGCAGGTTTTGCCCTTATCTCTTCAGCATCTGCTAATGTACGTGCATCCCATTCTCTCTGCCATTGTTTTTCTTGTGCATTCATTAAACTTACTTTCGCCATTGTTTATTTCCTTTTTAAAGTTTACGTTTACAAATCTTTGAACAAGTTTTCACCTTTGAATATTTATTTGCCATATAAAATTTAGAACATACTTCACATATTTTTTCAATATCATCAATTCCAGAAGCCTTCCTGCTGGCTGTTCTACATTTTCCAGAACAAAATACATCTACATTTTTTCTTTTGCTTTCAAAAATTTCACCACACCAAGAACATTCCCTTTCTATCTTTTTTTGTAAATTTTTTTTAGTATTTTCATAATGTTTATTATGCCATTTTCTACCATCTTCACTACCATGCCATTTGTTTGCTGCTTCCCTACATTGTTTAGTAATTGGAATGGGTTTTCTTTTTTTAATGTGATGTAATACATGTTTTGCTCTTATCATAAGCTCAAAATCTTCAATTTGATTTTTAGATTTATCCTCTTTTATGTGATGTACTATAAAACCTTTGGGAATTTCTCCTTTATAGAATTTCCAAACTTCTCTATGCAATCTTTTACCATTCTTTTGAAAATAATTACCACAAAAATAATATCTCTCCCAAAACTCTTGAATTGTATCTGAAATAATTTTAACTCTTTTCATGCCTTATCCTCCTTTAGGATTATAAAGCATATTATATTTAATAATGAAACGAATCAAGTATTAAATAACAGAAAGAATCAAATACCTACCTTTCGTCTTTTCATTGTTGTCATTTTACGTGACAAAAGATACCGTAAACTGTCACAAATGTGATCTTCCCCATCGGTTTGAAGATCTTCAGGTTTTTTCTTGTCTCTTTGTTGTAATGGCAAAGTTCTAATATGGTGTTCTGCTTGCTGAAAGAAATATAAATGTGGTCGTTCAAGATCTTTCCTTTTTGCTGCTCCTAACATTTGTCTAATAATTGACCATCCAGCTACTCTTGATCCTGGTCCTTTATGCGCTCTTGTCCAATTACATCCAGAATTTGTCAATGCAGCACCAATTGAAGTCCCATCAATAACAGCCCAAATTGCAGAATCAGCAGGTCCAGGTATAACTTTCATAGCATACTCACCAAATAAAACATTGTCAACAGCTAAAACCCTTTCAGCAATCTCAGAAGATATTGCTTGATCACCCTCATTTGGAATTCCTGTCCACCCATAAATTTCATTTAAAATAACAACTGATCCTTTTGGAAAATATGGCAAATCAACATCAATTGGAATTGGTTGTTCACCATTACATTCTGCTCCGTAAGTGACTGCCCATGGCTTAGAAGAACCCCAATCAAAACTCCTAAAAAGTTTCCAAGATTTTGGTGGTTTAAAATTTGGAAGAACGTGTATTTTAGGGTCCCATACATCAGTGAAAAATCCACCAATCAATAAATCCCAACTTCCATCAATCCATGCCTTTCTTAACATCTCATTATCTTGGGTAAGTGAAAAGATTTTGGCCATGTATAAAGGATCTGCTTCAGCTAATGATTTATTCTCTGATTGATAACTTTGAACATGAGTTCTTGCTACTGTCAATTCAGTTTTTGTCATTTCTCCATTTTTATCAGGATATTCAAATTCTAATTTTTCTCTTTGAATTTTCCCTGGAGGTCCTGCATCAATGAACCTTCGTTTTAACCATTGATGTCCTGGGCCGCTAGGATTACATGTTGCTCTATATTTCAATGGTATTTTGGGATTTGAAGAACGATTACAAGACATCAATTTTAAATAGACGTTTGGTAAAGCATGGTTACTTATTTCTTCCAA